CAGAGCAAGTTAAGTGATATCACAGGCAAACCAGCTAAGTTTCAGACTAACAGTGTTGAGCAGCTAATAGAATCAGCTACGACTGAGAATAGAGCGGCGTTTATGTCAGACGTTAATGAGTATGCGACAGAATCATTGAGTGAAGCAGAGGCAGAGCTATCATCCAATGCAGTTAGTGGCATCCTTACTACAGCAGGGGCTTTTTCAGGAGACGTTACTATTCCTAATGCTGAAACAGGTGGCACTGGTGGTAACTTTGAGATTGTAACGAATGGCGGCAACGTCAATCAAGTACGGTACGTTGTATCGCAAGGTATTATTACAGATGTGATCACAGGCTTATAAGGAGATACTAATGAGCACTAAAGATATGTTGGACAATCACGTTGCTACTCTCACAGCAGAGTATGAAAAGTTTGAGAGTGGTAATAAGGCAGCAGGCACTAGAGCACGTAAATCACTTAGTGAAATTGCAAAGTTGTGTAAACTTTTACGTCTAGAGATACAAGCTGCTAAGAACAGCGATAAATAATAGACAATAATAATAACTGGACGCTCTGATGGCTAGCGGTGCTCTTAACCCTTTACTTAAAGAAGTCGTTTTCAGTGATGTCAACGTTTCTTTTACACCGCATCCAGTTACTGGTAAACTACCCGTGCTTAAGAATGCGGATGCTGTAAAGAGAGCTGTCCGCAACCTTATATTAACTAACTTTGGTGAACGTCCTTATGAGCCTCTATACGGCGGCAATGTAAGGGCGATGTTATTTGAGAATACGGACGATCCTCTATTAGATAGTCTTATACGCAGCCGTATAGAAACGGCCATTGACAAGTACGAGCCTAGAGCAAAGGTTGAATCGGTAGTGGTAGATGTAAAGCCTGATTCCAATGCACTAGTTATTAAGATAAGGTTCATGGTATTCAACGAACGGTTCCCAGTCGATCTAGAAGTAGCAATAGAAAGAGTAAGGTAAATGGCTGCTAATAACGCACTTATAGTAACAGACATAAACTTTGATACGATCAAAGGCAATCTACAGGCGTATCTTTCTAGTCAGTCAGAGTTTCAGGACTATGACTTTGAAAGTAGCGGTATGCAGACTATTATTCAGCTGCTTGCTTATAACACCTATTATAATTCGATCTATACTAACTTCGCATCTAATGAATCGTTCTTAGATACAGCGCTTTTAAGAAACAATGTTGTATCACGTGCTAAGATGCTTGGGTTTACTCCTACTAGTGCCAGGGGTGCTAGAGCGACTTTGAATGTAACGGTTAATCCTGCTGGTACTCCTGATACGGTTACTGTTCCTGCTAACACTCAATTTACTAGTACTGTAGATGGGGTGTCTTATATCTTCCAGTCTATTAACAGTACTACATTCACTCGTTCTGATGCAGGTGCTTATACTAACAGCATGGTTATTAGAGAAGGCGATCCTGTACAGGAGTCTTATACCGTAAGTACAGTAGCGCCTGTTTCATACTTACTTAATAACGAAAACTGTGATACCACTAGTCTTAAAGTTACCGTGCAGCAGAGCGTTTCTAACACGGCTGTACAGGTTTATAAATTAGCCAATGATCTTTCAGCTATAAATGGAAATTCGGCCGTATACTTCCTTCAAGAGAATGGTGATGGTGCTTTTGAAGTATTGTTTGGCGATAACATACTTGGTAAAAAACCATCGGATGGTAATATTGTTAAACTTAATTACAACGTATGTAACGGCCCTACTTTAAACGGTGCTAGAACATTTAATGGTCCTGCTACACTTGCTGGTAATAGTTCGTATACCATTAGTACTACTAGTAGAGCATCCGGGGGTGCAAATCCTCAGTCTATAGACAGTATTAAATTTAATGCGCCTAGAAACTACAGTGCTCAGAATAGAGCAGTTACTGCTAACGACTATAAGAACATCCTTTTAAACAATGCACCTGATCTTCAGACTATTAGTGTATGGGGTGGTGAAAAGAATAGTCCCCCTGTATACGGTAAAGTGTATATTGCGGCTAAGCCTATAGGGAATACTCTTCTTACTCAGTCTCGTAAGGATGAGCTTGTACAATTACTAGATGATAGAAACGTCGTTACTATAGAACCAGTATTCGTAGATGCTGAGTATCTGTATGTCGTTCCTACAGTAGAAGTACGTTATAATCCTAATGTTACTAGTAAGACAGCTGATACGTTACTCAATCAAGTTAATAGTGTCATGTCTTCTTTCAACACTAACGAGCTTGGGGTGTTTAACCGTAACTTCTATCTGTCAGAATTTATTAAAAAGATCGATGCAATTGATGATAGTGTAGTAAACGTATCTGTAACAGAATTAATGCAGAGACGGTTTATTCCTAATACTACGATCACTCAAGCATACCAAGTAAAATTCAATAATGCATTATACCACCCACATAGTGGTCACCTGCATGCTATCAGTAGTAGCTCATTTACCTATCAGGGATTTACTTGTTACTTTGATGATGATGGAAAAGGAAAGCTGCGAATCTACAGAATAGCAAGTAATGCACGCGTGTATATTGATCAGAATGCGGGTGTAGTAGATTATGAAATGGGTACAGTTAAAATTAACGCTATAAAATTCACAGGGTATAGTGGGGATGGTATTAAGATTAATGCACAGCCTAGAGAACAGGTTATTAAATCACTAAGAAGCCAGATATGTCAACTTGCTGATTCTAAAGTGTCGATTATTAATAATCTTACAGACGAGAGTGAAGCAGTATCTAGATCATTGTCTTCCACTAACCAATCCACTGTTTCTACCGAGACAGGGGTAGTATCAGTATCGTCGACGTACTAAATGGCCACCGATAATAAAATATCGACATTAGTAGAAAGTCAGGTTCCGGGATATCTTCTCGAAGAAGGCCCTAATCTCGTTGCGTTCTTAAAAGCATACTATGAGTGGATGGAGACTACTGGCCAAGTTACAGAAGTCAGTAAGAATCATTTATATAACCGTGATATCGATTCTACTAATCTTGACAAATTCTATGAATACTTCAGACGAGAAGTATTGGCTGACTTTCCTGAGAATATCTTGGCCGATAAAAAGCTAGTCGCAAAACGAATAAAAGACTTGTATCGCGCAAAAGGGTCGACTGCTGCTTATAACCTTCTATTCCGTATTCTGTATGATCAGAATGTATCGGTGTATAAACCTAGTGAAAATATTCTGAGAGCGTCTGATGGAAGATGGACTCAAGATACTATTGTACGTCTTGGTGCTCCTTTCTCTGGTAACGTAGATGGTATTGTCGGTAAAATTGTTACTGGTTCTAGTTCTGGTGCTACCGGTAAGGTATTAAAAGTACTAACCATATTTGAAGGTGGTGTTGAATTAAAACAGCTAAGATTGACAGAAGTATCTGGATCGTTTATTGACCTAGAGCAAGTAACAACTACTAGTGGTGAAAGCGGGGTAGTGGTAAACAATATTGGTCCGCTATCTAAAGTTACGTTTGGTACTGCGAGTGCTCAAGGTGGTACAGGTCATCAGCCAGGCGATCTGGTTAATTTAACTAGTGCATCGGGTACTGGCGCTACTGGAGTTGTAGATGCTACCAGTAACGAAGTTTTAACTTTTAAGATTACCAATGGTGGTAGTGGGTATACAGTTGGTAATACAGTTGTTACTATATCCGGAGGATCACCAAAAGGTGGTCTGATTGGAGCAGTAACTGTTACTGCTATAGCAAATGCTGAAACTATATTTGGCTATAGTGACACCATTCAAGGTCTTTCAGACACACCAATTGGATACGGGCCTACCTTTAGTTCGAACTCTGGTGTCATCAGTTCTAATCTTGCTTCATCTAATTCATCGACGTCGTTAGGTTCAGCGCTTGGTACAATATCTTTACAAGCAGGTAAAATAAGTGCTATATCTGTCACTACAGGCAACTATCAACTTAATTCGATACCAAATGTTGTCGCAGTCGACAACGCAATATCACCACTTGAACTTTCGGATGGTGCTGGAGGCATTAAAGGGCGCAATGCTGTAATTACACCATCGTACATAGCAGGATCAATAACAGCTTTGTCTGTCACTCAGGGTGGGCAACTTTATAACACAATTGATAGCGTTACTGTATCAAATCAAACTCGTACCGCATCTGACGCAACAGGTACCCCAGTCGTATCTGGCGTTATCAACGAACTAGGCAGCTATAAAGGAACTAAGGGATTTTTAAGTTGGGATCAAAGACTTCAAGACAATTATTATTATCAGGAGTTTAGTTACGTTTTAAGATCAGAGATAGCTTTTAGAACTTATAAGAAAATTGTAAATGATGTCATTCATCCAGCCGGCAACAAATTGTTTGGACAAATTGATCTTTATGACACCGTTGACTTGACTGGATTGGATGTCGAGACTAACGTGTCGACAGATTTGATTGGTGGCAAGGATGGTGTACCAAGTATAGATTCAACATTGTCATTTGGTACTGATTATGTTGTAAGTCGAGTATTTAATTTACCATCCATTACCAGTACAGCTGCAGTACCTAATCCAATAGTTAACATGAGCATGGTTGCAGCTAGCATAGTAAGTACTGAGGCGTTCTCTACAGATAACGTCTTGAGTAGGGACATGTCGTTGCCACCGATAGTGCCAACAGCCAACGTATCTATTGACAACATATTGTCTAGGGATCTGTTCACTACTTCAATAGAGTCTACATTAGTAGTTGGAGAACCTGCAGATGACGTATACTTACTTGCTAACGGTTATATTTACGTATCTAACAATAATACTATCACGACCTATCTTGGTAAACCTATTACACAACATCTAGATGATCCAGTTATTATAGGTACGCCATTTGTTGTACAGGGTGATGGTTCTGCTATCTTCTCTACTATAGTTAAAGGTGGATCACAAATTGAAATTCAAGATATAGTACCAGGTACATCTGGCAACACGACATATATAGTTAATACTGTATTCAGTAACACTACGTTCACAATTAACACTGAGTTTACCGGCGGCAATATGTCGAACGGTGTATTCAGATACATCTACGATGGTAACATTTAACGATGGCGATATTAGTAAAAAAGAATTTTAACGTACATGCTGCGCAGCAGTTTAAAGAGTCGTTTGCTGAATCCGATCCTTCACAACATTATCTATTTTATTCTAGAATAGATCCTTGGGGTGATGATTATAACCCTCCTGCCTTTTCAGATACTCAGTATGCTGAGAGGGGTATTTGGAGAGGAATGACTGCTGTAAAAAAGATATCTAATAATAGTGTTACCATGTCTGCTACTAAGTACTCGTGGGCTGCTAATACATTATACACTCAGTATAGCGATACTAATGGTGATCTTTCTACAAGTAACTTCTATGTTATAACTAGTAACAACGAAGTATACAAGTGTCTGTTTAATTCATCAAATTCATTAAGTACCGTAATGCCAACTGGTAAATCTACATCAGTAATTACTACTGCTGATGGGTACAAGTGGAAGTTTATGTACGACATAAGTGCTGCCGATATGAATAGATATGGTGGCTTAAACCACATACCAGTCAAAACTTTAACAACTAACGATGGTAGCGCTCAGTGGACAGTACAGCAAGCCGCCGCAAATGGTTCAGTACCCATTTATGAAGTTACATCTGGTGGTAGCGGATACCTTGAAAACAAGGGCACTTTTGCAGGTGTCACTAGTACAACTCAACTAACTATTGCAAATACTGCTGTTGAGTCAGACAATGTTTATAATGGTTCAACTATTTTCATCTCAAACGGTCTTGGTTCTGGACAGATTAGAGTTATTACGGGGTACAATGCTTCGACAAAACTAGTTACGGTCAACAATGCATTTACAGTATCACCCAATACCTCTAGTACTTACCATATTGGACCACGGATAAATATTATTGGAGATGGCACCGGTGCGTTAGCGTATGCCAACGTGCAATCTGGATCCGTAGCTAAAATTACGCCTATCAATGAGGGTAGCAGTTACTCTAGAGCCCGAGTTAATATTACTGCAAATCCTTCCTTTGGATCTGGTGCAACGGCTGTTACATACTTACCCGGAGTTGGTGGCCACGGCGCCGATCCTGAAAATGAGCTATTTGCTCGTAATGTAACAATGAATGTACAGGTAACTGGTAACGAAGGTGGGTATTTCGCTGCTAACAATCAATTTAGAATTTATGGTATAGTAAAGGACCCAACATTAAGATCAACAGGTGCTGTCGCTAGTGGTGATAGGTATGATCAAACTTTTCGTTTGTCATTGAATTCAATAACTGGAGACTTTACACAAGATGAATTTGTTAAAGGGGGTACATCTGGTTCAGCTGGGCGGGTTGTGTATTTTGCTAACACCAACTCGTCTCGTACAAAAGGTGTACTTCATTTGAGCTATCCAGAAGGATTTTTTGCAAACGCGGAAACAATTACCGCAAATTCATCCGGAGTAACCGCTGTTATAGATCAAATTACTAAACCTGATTTGGTTCCGTACAGCGGTCAGATGCTTTATACGGTAACACAAAGACCAATAGAAAGAGATTCAGCTCAAACAGAAAACTTTACAATCACTGTTAAGTTTTGATAAAGAGAAACAGATATGACTGCTAACAACAACCTAGTAACTAACTTCAACGTAGATCCATACTACGATGATTACGATGAAACTAAAAACTTTCATCGTATTTTGTATCGTCCTGGATTTGCCGTACAGGCTAGAGAGCTAACACAACAGCAGACAATCTTACAAAACCAAATTCATCGTTTTGGTAATCATATTTTTAAAGATGGTTCGCAGGTTAGTGGTTCATCGGAGGTACTCGACCAAGTAGGTGTTTTTAGATTAAAGTCGACGTATGGCGGTGTCGCTATCGACGTCTCTAGTTTTGAAGGAAAGTATGCTAGGAGCCGTAATTCACAAGATTTATTTTACGTTAAAAAGGCTGTGCCTGCTGCAGGCGGTGACAACGACTTAATTTACGTTCAATATTTACAGAGTGCTAATACTACATCCAATTCTTCTATCTACTATTCTATTGTTTCTAATAACGACATTATAGATTTTAGCTCATCGTACATTAATAGTAATACTGGTCTATTCTTTTCAAACACAGGCACAGCTCAAGTTTTATCTACAGCAGAAAGTACTGTTGCTAAAAGACCAGTAACTAGAGGTTTCTTGTATTCGGTAGATGAGTCGGTTTATTACCACAAAGGCCTGTTTATTAGGGCTCCAAAGCAGACTGCAGCAGTTGCAGCAAACATAGAACATATTGTAAGTATTGGATTCACATCTACAGAAACCTTAGTTACTAGTGATGATGATAGTACATTAACAGATCCTGCAAGGGGTAGCTACAACTATGCTGCTCCTGGAGCAGACAGATTAAAGGTAGAACTTACAGTTACTGCCAAACCACTTTCATCTCTTGATGTACCACCGTTAACTTCAAATAACTATTTTGAAGTAGCTAGGGTAAAGAACGGACAGTTTATCCGTAAACGTCCGTCTCCAGATTATAACACACTTGCAGATGTATTGGCAAAGCGAACTTACGAAGAGTCTGGAAACTATACGGTCGAGGGCCTTAATCTATCAGTAGCTAATACTGCGGCTACGACTGCTAACCTGGTGGCAAGATTTTCACCAGGAACTGCTTATGTTAAGGGATACAGAGTCAGAACGGGTTCTAATATTGACGTTGCTATTCCTAAGTCCCGAGCGCTCGATACTGTTGCTGAACAAAAAATTACTACACTGTATGGAAACTACTTAATAGCCAATACGCTGTCCAACGGATTGATGGACATAGATGATAGGGTAGAACTACATGCTAGAGTAACTCCAGATGCTGATTCAAAGATTGGTGAAGCTCATGTAAGAAATATTGAGTACCTATCCGGCACCAGTGATCAGAGAAAGTATAAGTTGTTTCTGTACGATGTTCGAATTACTAACAGTGAGAAGAACTTTAATTCTGTAAAAAGCATTACGTTAGGTACGCATTCAAGTAATAACGCCTATGCTGCAGTTCACTCTGATAGCATCACTTCGTTTAACAAGACAGGTGGAACCACCGCAGGTAAAACCTCAGTAAGGTTAACTAGTATCGGTGGAGTACAAGTAGGGCAAGTAGTTAGCGGTCCAGGTATCCTTGCTAACACCACTGTGAGCTCTATTCTGTTTGATACAGTTACTTTAAGTCGAAACGCAACTGTAACCAATGCGAACAACATTCTTAATTTTACTAGTGTTAATTTGTCAGACAAACAATTTAACAGAAGTCTGTTTCTGTTCCCACACACCCATGTAGCAAACACAAGTAACGTCGATTACAAGTTTAAGCGAAAGTTTTCTGATGTTTCGTTTACTGGTGGATCTGTTACAATTCAGACTTTAGGGGGTTCAGAGAGATTCTCCTCTGGTGCAGGTAGCCTGGCTACTGAAAACTTTATCGTAGTAGTAAAAACTGGCGGGGCAGGCACTATATCAAACAATAAAAACGTTGACTTGGAAGCAGCTGGTCGATCTGTCACAATACCAACACCTACACCAGGCAACCCAGCGTCAGCTATAATTGATGTAAATGAAGCTTCGTTTAATGGTACTGCTGACATATATGCCACAATAGATGTTACAGCCGACACTAGACGAGTAAAAACTAGAACCAATGCAACCAAAACGTATGCACTTGGATATCCAACTTCAGCGAATTCTCTTTCTCTTGGGTACGCCGATGTAATAAAAATTAATGCGATCTATGAAGGTAACTCAACTTTTGTATCTTCTAACACAGGTCAAATTATTCCAGCTAACAATAGTACTAATACGACCATACAAGATGTCACTAACAACTTTAATTTTAACCGTAATGCTCGTGATGCATACTATGATCATTCGACCATTACACTGAAACCTGGTCTGTCTGCAAGCACAAACCAAATTCTAGTAGACTTTGATTACTATGCGCATGGCGGTGGTTTAGGTTACTTTTCACAGGCAAGCTATCCCGACTATAATAACATCCCATATTACAGGGATGAAAAAGGACGTACGGTTGCTCTAAGAGACGCTTTGGATTTCAGACCTACTAGAACAGCTGACGCGAGTGCTAATTATTATCACTCTACAAAAGCCTTCGACAACCATCAAATTGTTGACTCTCAAACTTTTGAAGCAGAGGCTGATTATAGCTACTATAAGAAAATAGTACACAAGCTCTCTTTGGACTCGGTAGGCAATTTTATTCTGACCTCCGGAACTCCATCTTTAAACAATCCTATAATTCCAGAAGTTGATAAAGATCAAATGCTCCTGGCAACTATCTATGTAAATCCTTATACGTACAACGAAAAGGATTTGAGGATAAAGCTAGAAGACAATTCTCGATACACAATGAAGGACATTGGTAATATTGAAAAGAGAGTAGAGAAACTTGAGTATTATACTTCTTTGAATTTACTTGAATCTCAAGTTGCTAGTACCCAGTTTCTTGATGACAATGGAGATGCCAGATATAAGAACGGTTTTATAGTTGATCCATTTAAAGGTCACTCAGTAGGTAATGTTTTCGATAAGAACTATAAGGCATCTATTGATAGACGTCGACAGGTTATGCGTCCTACCTTTACTGGTGATTCAACTGAGTTGGTTCCACAAGCTGGTAGCGGTCTTACTATAAACAATAAGATTGCTACACTTCCATTCTCTGAAATAAATTTTGTTTCTCAAGAGTTGGCTTCTGATACTTTAAATGTAAATCCGTTTCAAGTTGTATCTTTTACCGGCAACGTATTCTTGGATCCATCATCAGACTCCTGGACCGATAATAAGAATGTAAGTGTGTTGGTTAACTCAGATGGTAACCTCGATCACCTGACATATCTTCAGGACTTTGTAAAAGGTAGTAATGGATATGAGTATGGAGACTGGCAACAAACAAGTCAGGGTCCAGCAGAAATTGTAAAAGTAGAAGGCTCGTATGCAGGTACTAACGATCCAACTGCGGTAGATGGTCCTGGAGTTTGGGCATCTCAAATTACCACTACTGGACAAATTAGTGCAACTAAATTATCTGTACAGGTTGAAACAGACACTTCAACCAGCACTAGACTTACAGAAAGTGTTTTTTACCCTTACATGCGAACCCGTAAAGTTAACTTTACGATTGAGGGAGCTAGACCTAATACTAAACTACACCTCTTGTTAGGAGGTATTGATTGTACTCAGTGGATGGCGCCAAATACTTTCAGCTCAACTAGGGCCGAACAAGTCTTGTACAGTGACATTACAAACCGTGAGATAATCACAGACAGCTTTGGCTCAGCAAGTGGTTATTTTTGGGTTCCTAATACAAGGCAAGTTTTAAGTGCTTCTGCTTATTCTGCAAATCCAAATGCTACGGTGCTGCCTGATCTATCAAATTCTAAGGGTGATAGTCTTAGATTCGAAGCTGGTACTATAGAAGTCTTGTTTGTTGATAACTTTATTAATCCTCAGTTTTCAACTTCTTACGCTTCTACCACGTTCAGTTCTAGAGGTAAGTTAGACACCTATACCACCACTACAACAATGACTAAGCGTTATGAGTTGTTAAGAGCACCAGCAGGATTTGTTCAGACTTCAAAAGTAGAAAATGGATATTTCCTTACTACCAACGATACTAAAGCCAGTGCTATTGGGGACATCGAAGCAACTATAGGTAGATCACTTACAGCTGATGAACTATCCACAGCAGATTTCATCACTGCTCAATACGAGCAAAGGATTGGAAGACGACCAGAAGTAGCAGGTTGGAATTATTGGCTTACTGAATATATTAATGGTCAATTCGAGAGTCCTGTTGCATTGGGTGCAGCTATTGTAACGGCGGCAACTGTTAACCGTGGAGCTTCAGCAGTGCATGGTGATGGAAGCAACCCTAACATTGTCTGTGAATACGGTTACGACCCCCTTGCGCAAACCTTTACTATACCAGAGGAATTTTATCCTGATGGTATTTTTATAAGTTCTGCAGATATCTTTATAGCACAAAAGGACAATAGTTTACCTTTGCGTGTAGAACTACGTCCTACGGTAAATGGTTTCCCAAGCGCTGACGAAGCCATTCCTATGTCTCAAGTTTCCTTGAATCCGAGTCAGATCAATGCTAACGCCACTACTCCAACGGCCACTAACGTTGCATTCAAGTGTCCTATACATTTGCCTCCGGGTGAATATTGTATCGTGCTGCTGACGGACTCGCTCAACTACCTCACATACATTTCAACAATAGGTGAAGAGAGGTTAGATGGTACTGGGTTTGTTACCGAGCAACCTACACTGGGTTCTTTGTTTAAGTCTCAGAACGCAAGAACTTGGACTGCCCAACAAGAATCTGATTTGTGCTTCAGGTTGAAGCAAGCTCAGTTTACTATTAATACTAACTACAGTGTAACTCTGTCAGCTAATAATATTGGACGCGCAGCATACAATGCTAATACATTATATGCCAATACAGTTGGTAAGTTTGATATAGCTAACATATCAATGTCTAAATTTGACGCGTTACGAAGTTTGAATTCTGTGTATGAGCTGTCTACTAAAAATGACGGGGGAGCAGTACAGCCCTTTGAGAAGGTGATACCAAATCAAGATCTGATCTTTAGCACTTCGAAGGAGATCACAACTAATAATGATCTTCAATTAAAGGTTACCTTTAGAACTAGTGATACCAATGTTTCACCATACTTTGATGTCGGTTCTGCAGGAATTTCCTTGATTAAAAATGTAATTAACGCACCTCCTACTGGTGGAGAGGTTGCTGAAACAGAAGCTACAGACAGCCATGCGCTTGCAAAATATATTACAAGAAAGGTTACTCTAGCAGAAGGTCTAGAAGCTACCAGCCTTAAAGTCTTCGTAGATCAAAACATGCCTTCGGGTGCATCGGTTGAAGTTTATTACCGAGTTATAAATAGTGAGGATGATATTAATTTTGAAGAAAGACCATATGTCTTAATGACTAGACGACAACCGAGTATTACGGTCAATCAGTCGGTTTCATTGTTTAATGAGTACGAATATTATGCAGATGATATTTCATATACTAGCGGTTCTGTTACCTATGATAACTTTACTACGTTTAGCATTAAGATTGTGATGTACTCGACATCATCTGCAGCTGTACCTACATTCCGTAACTTTAGAGCAATAGCGTTAGCATAATGAATAGTATCAAGGTAAAAGATCATAAAGATTTAATTCGTGATCGTCATAGTAAGGCTATTGTTAATACCGATAGGCAGGGATACGAGGCTTATTTAATAAAACAAAAGAAGGCTCAAAGGATCGACCTTGTAGAGCAAAAAGTTTCAGACCTTCAAGACGATATCCAAGACATTAAGCAGCTTTTACAACAGTTGGTGTCGAAGTAATTTTAGAGGCGTATAATGGCACTTAATTTAGCAAATGTAGTAAGTACAGACACGTTTTCTACGTGGCTGAATCGTACCAATCAAATTATTGAAAGGTCCTCTAACAGCACCCCTAAGTTTCTAGACTTCGAGGGGGCAACACATGCCAGTCTTGCTGCTCAAGAAGGTCGAACGTACTTCGATAATACTCATAAATCTCTGACTGTATTCAGTGAGGGTGGCCTTGAAATGGAGCTTGGCCAGAATGAGTATATCCGAGTATACAATAACAGTGGTGTTCAAATCAATCTTGGTCAACCGTTGTTTCTAAGTGGTTCAACAGGTGGTGTTCCAAATGCACAATTAGCTAACGCTTCAAACGCTAGCAAGTACAACATTTCAGGACTAGCTGCAAGTTCGATTGGGAACAGTTCTTATGGTTGGGCTGCAGTATCTGGTACTTTGAGAGGATTAGATACATCTAGTCTCACTCAAGGCGAAAGATTCTTTGTAAGTGCATCTGCAAACGGTCAGCTGGTTACTACACCACCGACATATCCAAACTACCCGATGTGTGTTGGACTTTGTGTTGTGTCAGATTCTGCTAACGGTATAGTTGTAATAGAACAGCAAAACCACTCGGTACCATCCTTCCGTGTCATTAACAACGCCCATATAGGTGGTAATTTAGATGTAGATGGAAACCTTAATGTTCTAGGTGGAGAAACCGTCACGACGTTAACCAACTTATCTATTGATGATTCGTTTGTTTATCTAAACGGTGGTGATACACTCACAGCAAATTCAACTGCCGTAACAGGTCTCAATGACTTTACTTTTAAAGGTCATTACAACGGTGGTAATACTGTAACTTTTTATGTAAAGATCGACAATACCAATCCCGGTAATCCAGATACCTTCTCTTGGTCGTTAGACAATTTCTCAACTACAGAAGCAGCTAACGTTGCTATTACCGCTTCTCAGCAATCGTTGAGATGGGGTATTAGTGCTCTGTTTGTGGCCAACACTGGTCATACAGCTGGAGATATTTGGACCGGAGGAGCCGCTCCTCTTAACGTTGATACAGGGTGGGCGTCAAACAGAAACACTGGACAAGCAGCTGGTGGGTACACTCACGTGGGTGTATTCTTTGATGTTACTGATGAGCGGTTCAAGTTTTTCCAGTCATATGATCCAGAAGTACAAGGTAATATTAATACTGCTCATACTTCATTTGAACTGGGAACTGTGCAAGCAAACACGTTTATCGGTGATGGTAGTCAGTTAACCAATGCTGGTTCAACAGTAGCCACAGACTCAGCTAACCACGACTTGTTTGTACCATTTACCGGTGTATCTTCTGGCACAATGACGAGTGCCAATGTGAATTCAAATTTCACGTTTAATCCATCGACCGGTACTCTTTCAGCAACAGCTTTCTCTGGGGATGGTAGTAATTTAACAAATGCTGGATCCTCAGTGGCCACAGATGGAGGAGCTAACCGAGAGTTATTTGTTCCGTTTACTGGAATTAGCAGTGGTACAATGACATCCGCTAATGTAGATGCCCAATTTACATTTAATCCGGGTACAGAGACACTGTCCGCAAACAGTACCGCTACAGTGTTTAATGTGGTAAACGATGGAGTTAGTGCTTATCAGTTTAACGGTGGTGGTACATCAACAAACAATAATCCCACCTTATTGCTATCAAGAGGAAAGGTTTATAAATTTAACGTAAATGCGTCCGGCCATCCATTTTATATTAAAACTATAAATTCTACTGGCACAGGAAATGCTTACAACGACGGTGTAACAAATAATGGAGCGGAAGTAGGTTTGGTTACTTTCCAGGTTCCAAATCATGCACCTGCGGTGCTGCATTATAATTGTAGTGCGCATGCAGCCATGAATGGTAGGATAATTATAGATTCAGGATTTAACTATGATGAATCAGCTAACGCAATGTTCGTAGATTCTATAAAAACAAGAACGTTATTAGATAGCTCTAATAGACAACTTACTATACGTGATGAAGCTAACAACATTGTGTGGGGAGGCTAAGGTATGACAATAGTATTTTCTGGCTCTCCTGTTGCTAATGTAGAGTTATCAGACTCTTTCAATACGTGGCGAGTTGTTACTAATAAAACTTTGAGAGATGCAGCGAGTACCTCCGGTAACAATGTTTTTGCAGGGACTCAAACTTTTAGCAACTCAGTTACTATATCTGGAACATTATCAGTAACCGGGGGCGGCACTACTCTCTCTGGTAACAATATTACTGCTAATACGATTACTGTAACTACCGCTATCGTTACTACGTTGCAAGACAGTTCAAACCGAACGCTAACTATTCGCGATGAAGCAAATAATGTTGTATGGGGTAGTTAATAATGGCTAGACCAAATATATTAACATTTAAAGCTATCCCATCTGGTGGCATGCTTCAAATGATTTCCAATACAGAATTTACAGCACTAGCTGATAAAATTCTTGAAAAGTTTGCTGTGTCTGATGGACCCGGAAACTTGTTTGCTAACACGGCAGGCGCTAACGCTAACTATACCTCAATTGGTACTATAGATGATACGAGGACAGAGGCTGTAGGATCAACAGATACTTCAATTACAACCTATACTACCACGTTGTATCAAGATTTAACTTCTAATTATGGAACGTTTTCAGATAGACCATTTACCTGGGATAATTCATCAACAAGTCTTAGAAAAATCTCTAACACGGAAATGCACGCTTTAGCGGATGATATCGTTGCCCATATGGTTGATAACGACGCACCTGGCGCATATAGAATTGATACTTCTTCTCCAGCTGGAACGTATGGAGGTACTTGGGCTATAATTCATACTTTTAATGATCAAATTGATCCCACTAATGGGACAACATATAGCTTATATGAAAAAATAGCTAACGACACTACGATGACTCAACGGCCGTTGAAGCAACAATCTCAAGGGACCTTGCAGTTAATGTCTAACACAGAAATAGACACAATTTCAGAGATTGTGAGGGAACGAATAGTAACAACTGAAATAGGTACATATCAATTCCAAGCTTCAGTTCCTGTAACCGGTACTTGGACCAACGTTGGTTCTGTAGTCGACACTCGTAGAGATGTAGTTGGCGTACCAACTGGATTTACTGGCCCAGCTACGTATGTCGGCCCATTCGATTATGTAGGTCCAATAACTTATACTGGCACAGCTGCTTTTTATGGCACGAATACTTATTATGGGCCAGCCACCTATATCGGCGGAACTGTTAGTTACGCCCCAACTGCTTACTATGGATTTACACCTACGTCTTCTACGGGTCCTGTTCCTTACTATGGTCCTGCTACCTACTATGGTCCGATATCCTATATAGGCCCTACCCCGGCCACTTTTTATGGTCCCGCAAATTATTATGGTGTAGCCAGCTACGCCGGAACAGTCGGTTTCGCGAATTCACAATATTTTTACGGTGGATATTTTTATGCGGGCTATTTTGGTGGATGGGCGAGAGGTTATTATTCAAGTCAATATCTTGGTACCGTATATTTTTATGGCCCGTTTGGTTACGTTGGCCCCGCCACATTTGTTGGCACGGCGGGTTATGCAGGCGTGCAGGAAGTAGTGTTTACTGGCACGACTGCTTACTACGGTATGGCTGCATATACAGGTTTCGTTACTTATTATGGAACCGCACCTGCCACCTATTACGGCCCAGGTACCTATTATGGCTCAGCAGCTTACTATGGGGCCGCTGGCTTTGCTGGTCCAGGCACCTTTTATGGCCCACAGGGTTTTACTAATGTTGCTAACTATACTGGCGTTGCAAATTATATAGGCAGCGCTTCATATACAGGTTCTGTGCCTACCGTGGATTCTGGCACATCTACTATATCTACAATAACACTATGGAGACGAATTGGTTAAGGAATTATTATGCGATATGAGAAATTGATAAACCCTGTGTTTCTGAATCCCGAAACTATGAGATGCAGAGGAGTAAAAAAGGATGGTACTACTGTAGAAATTGATTTTACGGTACCAGAAGGGGAGGCATCGGGTGTAAACGAATACTTTGATTGGATCTGCCAAAATTATCCATTAACTGATATTAAGGCGGCTTATCAAAGTGCCCTTAAAGAGCACAATGCTCGTAAAGAAAGAGTTGAGGAAGATAAATTAAAAGAACAAGAAATAAGGCGATTAACTCGATTGTTTGATATTAAAAGTGCTATGTTTGAACTTCAATTTATAAAAGAAGCACCTTCAGAAGTTAAGTCATCTGTCAGACGATGTCCTGATGAAATGACTCTACATATGATAGCTTCGGATTATTTTAGAACTTACTTGTCTTCTAAAAACCTGGATTATTGTGATTATCTAGACTACGTGGAAGAAACAGAACACCAGGAGACGTAATTGTCAATGAATAGTGGCTTTATTTACGTCGCTTCAAAAAAGAAAATGTATTATGAGATGGGCATTGAATCAGCTAAATCTCTTAAAGACGTTTATCCAGAAGCTAATGTTACTTTGTTTACCCACGAATGTTATGTTGATGACCGGGCGGAGCAGGTTTTTGATAACGTCGTGACGGGTATACCAATTCATCGCAGAGCCAAAATGTGGTGCATGGCTCGTACTCCATATGACCAAACTTTTTATAACGACGTTGATTCCCTAATTATACATCCAGATATAAAAGACGTGTTTAATGACCTTGATGATCATATATGGATGGCAGAGAATATGCATCACACTATAAGCACTCCTGACTTGTATTACATAGATGAGGATAATGGTCATTATCCTCTTTTTAACGGTGCTGTAGCATGGTACAAAAAAACTGACTACAATTTAGAGTTTATGGAGACATGGTGGAGTGAATATGTCAAGCAATGGAGCTCACCATGGCCATATAAGCAATACTCTGATATATGGAGAGAGTGGGATATGTTCACTCATTGGAAACTATATTCGGGAGTTATTCCAGGTTTTGAAAAGTTTACTGGAGCTGTTAAGCTGGGAGATAGAAGATTTAACTGTACTATGGTCGATGGTAGTAACCACGGTACTGATAAACCACCTGTAGTATTACAAGTGCCAAGGGCTATTTACAAGAATTTTAAAGTATGGGAACAAATAGAAAGGAATTGTGCAAATGAACCAGCTTTTGATGACAAACACTACACTTCTAAAGCATCTATCCAATATAACTAAAACTGTATTTGAAGATCCAGAGGTAGTCGATAAATTATCTAAAAGAGCAATTAGAGATACAGATAAAAATATTACTGATTGCTTGCCTTATAGCGATGATTATCTCTATAGAGCGTTAGAGTATCCGGTGACAGACTACAATGTTCCCAAAGCTGGGTATGGATTAGATACCGTCTATGCTGTTAGGAAAGGCGGTAGCTATTGGCATGAATTGGCATCGCCGTTAATTAGACCTTTAATGAGTTACATTGGTTCACATATGAACGCATTATGTAATTTTTATCCTAATAATGGTTATATTGGGTGGCATCATAATGGAAATGCGCATGGTTTTAATTTTCTTTTAACGTACAGTATAGACGGTGAGGGCTATTTTAGATACTATGATAAACGTACAGACACATTTACTACTTTAAATGATAATCCTGGTTGGAACTTCAGATTTGGATATTATTCTTCGCTTGAAAAGGATCATGATGATTTGTTTTGGCACACTGCTTATACTAAAAATCCAAGAATAACTCTTGGTTTTATTGTGCCTAATAAGACAGTTTGGAAGACGTTAATAGAAGAATGTGCAGATGAAATACCTTTTGATTTGGATGCAATTGGCCCTAAAGATTAATGCTTGACATACATTGGCGTTGTGGTTTTGGTTATGGAGACTTTGTCACGGGTTTAGGCTATGCTCATACGTCTTCACTTAAATACAAAACACCTACTCATATTACCTTTCATTGGAATCATTCTGAAGATTATAAAGAATCTATTGAAGATCCGGAAACTATTATAGACCGGATGCAATACGTGTACAGCACGATGCGCAAATTAGACAACGTTGAAGTATCGTATAAAGTTAACAGTAACTTTCCATACCGATTTGTTAACAACCTAGATGAATTTAATCCTCTCCACGGACTGTGGTATACCAATTTAGATACAACCAACACTAACATGGTTGTATTGTGGCGATCCAAGTACAACACATATTTTCCTGGCGAAAAAAAAGATCCGGCTCATGATAGATGGGATAGTGTGATTAGTTATCTACAGCATAATGGCTACACTGTGAAGGAGGTTACTTACCGTACTCCAATATGTGAGGTATTGGATTGTATCAGACAATGTAGATTTGGTATTGGTTATGATGGTATGGTCCATCAATTATTTAAATATATGTGGAAACCATTAATTGTAATGTGTAAAAGACACAATTTAAACCGTCTTTTAGTGCCAACAGCATCACTTGAACATAATGTTGATAACCTTTTTAAAAAGGGTGTTGAAGTATATGTAAATGAATCCAAAGCTCGTTGCATTAGATATAATAACGAGCTTGAGGCTTGGTTAGATACTTACAGTAACCCAACAATGCATAGTTTGTATAACAAACCCAATGGTTGATTATAGTATACCTTTAAGTATTGATAGAGCCGTAATTGAAGTTAACGGAGGATGTAACTATACGTGTGAAATGTGTCCTCAAACCAATACTAATGGATCTACTGGTGCCCGGGGTAAAAATTGGTTAAAGAAAATGAGCCTAGCAAACTTTGAATATGTGGTTTCAGAGTGTGCTAAGGCTGGTCTTAATGTGGTTAACCTAGAAGGATCTGGTGAGCCAACGTTGGCTAAAGACTTACCAAAGTATATTGAGATTGTTAGGAAACACGGAGCTCAAGCCTTCATCTACACCAATGGATACAATCTGTACGGTACGTATATGATGAACTGTGTAGATGCTGGTTTAAGTTTAGCTAGGTTTTCTGTTATAGGATACAATCAGCAGACGTATAAAAAATGGATGAACAGAGATGCGTTTGACCATGTTAGAGAAAACGCTGTGTCAATGAAAGAATATGTTATGTGGAAAAACGCCGACTGTAAGGTCGCCTCCTACCACTTAATTTTGGATAACAACAACATAGACGAAGAAGTTAATCTATACCGAGCTAATTTCATTAATCACGCCGACACTTATGCTGAAATATGGAAGATGCATAACTGGTCTGGTATTTACGAGGTTGACTATAAGCGGCAAGGAGAAAAGCGAAGTTGTGGAAGACCATTCTCACCGGACCTAACTGTAAGAGCAGGTGGTACAAATGGTACCACACTGTCCATAGCCCCCTGCTGTCAGACGTTAGGTAGAGATGATGACGCTGATTTAGGATCAATGAAAGAACTAACCTTAGAGCAGGTTTGGAACGGTAATCGATACAAGTGGCTTAGGCAAATGCATGCTGAGCAAAGATTTGATGAGGTACCTTTCTGCAAAGATTGTGATTTTCTTTATGAAGATAACGAGGTGCTTGTTTGGAAGAACAATGATATGGTAATGCTAGACAAGATGAAAGGTACAAGTTTTTCTCTAAAAGATTTTAAAACAGTCGATCCCATTCGAATTGTAGGATAGGTTTATTTGGATCGGGTTTCTTTGCTCTTTGTTCCATCAATTTAAAATGACTGCGTTCAGCAGTTTTCCAAACAACCTTGTGTCTTACTCTCGGTAACAAACTTGCGTTCCTAGTTGCAATTAAATCAATATCATATAACAAAGATTCTTTTCCTCCCATGACTTTAAGCTGATCTAAAAATTCTCTGTCACCCCATCTTTGTCCTACTAATTCCTCATCATAACCACCTACACTAAAATAATGATTACGATGAATTAGAAAATCATTTACAGAAGCGTGAGTATCATTGGATAATTTGCGATAATGCGTAATAAATAAGTAGCGTACGTTTTCTTTTAGTTTTCTAGTGGACAGAGTGTTGAAAGTATATTCTGGATTATCAAACTCTCGATCAATATCGATCAAAACTATCCAGTTGTTTGAAGCCTCGCTAGCTATGAGATTTCTGCAACCGTGAGAGTTAAATCCTATATCTTTACGTACCTTATACAGTTTTACATTATTATCGACGTCTGAGTACTTGGATATACAGTTTTGTTTTTTAGATCCATCATCAACTACAATTAATTCATCTGCATATTTGCTATGCTTCTCTAAAAACCTTTCTAGCAGATCCGGGCAGTTATAGTATGTTGTACCTAAGGTTATTTTTTGCATGAAAACGTTTATAAGTCAAGGTGTCTTACCGACTCGCGAGGTTGAACTTTTAAAGAAAGATATAGAGATGTACAGTCGTGACAAAGTCAATGCTTTAATCACAAACGGAGACGTAACTAAAGGTGGTAATTACGATCCCAACATTCGCGAATGCCAAATACACATGGTTGATTATTCAAAATTCCCTGTTACTACTCAAATTCTTCAATCTCTAATAATTGAGAACTATAAGTCTATTTATCAACATTTAGACTACAGTTCATTGTCACATTTTCAATATGTACATTATGCTGAAGGAGGTTTTTTTAAAAAACACCAGGATGTAGTACCAGCGGTTGATGTTACTAGAGTGTTAACAATGTCTATTAATATGTCTGATAGTGAAGATTATGACGGTGGAGATTTATTAATATACGACGGCGATAGCGTAGTTGGTAGATGTGAACGAGAAAAAGGAAGTTTTGTAATTTTTCCAGCTTTTATGCAGCATGAAGCAACTTTAGTGACTCATGGGTCTAGAGAGGCTATAGTTACTTGGTTGAACAACAAACATAATGTGCTTAATACATTCAAAGCCCATGTGATGGATCATAGTCACAAAGAAAGTTAGTAGATAAATAGAAGAAACAGAGGTGATCTATGGCCATCCCAACTTCTAGAGACCAACTTAAAGAACATTGCTTGCGAAGGTTAGGAAAGCCGGTCGTAGATATCAATGTGGACGACGAGCAAGTCGAAGATAGAATTGACGAATCTCTACTTTATTATAGAGACTACCACTTTGATGGTTCAGAGAGGGTGCTGCTTAAGCATCAAATCACAGCTGAAGATAAGATCAACCAGTACATTACGTTAGACGATTCTTACATCGGAGTCGTCGGTGTATTCGATGTTGGTGACTCCACTCAAACTTCTAATCTTTTTAATGTACGTTATCAAATACATTTGAACGATCTATTTGACTTCTCCTCTACAACTTACGTACCTTACGTTACTGCAATGAGACACGTTGCTCAGTTGGAGGAAATATTTGTTGGAAAGCAGCCCATCAGGTTTAATCGTCATACGAACAAAGTACATATTGATATGTCCTGGAACGATGTTACTGTAGGCAACTATCTTATAGTTGATAGCTATAAAGTAACCGATCCTGGCACATATGCAGATGTGTGGTCTGATAGGTGGTTAATGCAATACACTACTTCTTTAATAAAAAGGCAGTGGGGTGAGAACTTAAAAAAGTTTGAAGGTCTGCAGATGCCTGGTGGTCTTACGTTTAACGGTCAAAAGATATGGGAAGAAGCTACCGAGGAGATTCGAAGGCTAGAAGACGAAATGATTTCAAGTTATTCACTTCCAGTTAGCGATATGACCGGTTGATATGTTAAATAAGTATTTCAACAATTATGGATTTGCTCGCGAGCAAGATGTCGTTGAGGACCTTATACTTGAATCAATCAAGATATACGGACACGATGTAAAGTATTTGCCAAGATCATTAGTAAAGAATGATCATCTATTTGGTGAAGATACATTATCTAAGTTTGAAGAAGCCATAGATATAGAAATGTATTTAAAGTCTATGGAGGGCTTTGAAGGAGACGGACAATTTTTAAGTAAGTTTGGGCTAGAGATACGAGATCAAATTGTACTGACGGTGTCTCGAAAGAGATTTGATCAAGTTCTAACATCTCCCAAACTTATGACCGAGGTTGGTTACAATCTTGTATTTGAAGATGGTGACAACAATGAACCAAGTCGACAGTTTTTAACTGGAGATGCGGCAACTGAAGCATGGGTACAGGAAGGTGACGACTACTTAAACACCCTGAACCGTCCAAGAGAGGGAGATCTGATCTATTTCCCTATGATGGACAAGATATTCGAAGTAATGTATGTCGATGACCGCCCTGTACATTTTCAGCTTGGTAGAATGCAGTCTTATGACCTTCGTTGCGAACTTTATGAGTACAGCAGCGAAGAGATTAATACTGGTGATAGTGCAATAGATGCAACTGAAGATCAGTTTAGTCTAAACACATTGATATATCAATTCACTCTCGAAGATGGATCAGGTATTGTCAAGAGCGAAGATGGTGATAGTATCTTACAAGAATTTGAATTGACAACAACTGCACCAGCTGCTAACAATACATTCTTCCAATTTGAAGCTGATTCTGTATTGGACTTCAGTGAGTCCAATCCATTTAGTGAGGTAGATAGGTTCTAATGTTTGGACATACTTACTATCACAGTATTATCAGAAAATACATCATTATGTTCGGTACAATGTTTAACGACATTGATGTGCAGAGATTTAATACTGCCGGCGAAAGAATCCAAACACTTAGGGTTCCAATTGCGTATGGACCAAAAGAAAAGTTTCTGGTAAGACTTGCTCAAGATCCAAACTTTGATCGCGATGTTGCAATATCATTACCTAGAATGTCTTTTGAGATTACGTCAATGAATTATAATTCAACGCGTAAATTACCTTCTACTATTAAAAACGTATACACTTATACTGATCAGGACAAACTAAAATATCAGTATACGCCAGTGCCTTTTGATATAAACATTGCGTTGTCTGTGTTTGTAAAGAACGCGGATGATGGTGTACAGATACTTGAAGGAATACTTCCCTTCTTTACACCTGAATGGACAAATAGTGTCAATCTTATTCCAGAGCTAAAGTTAAAAATGGATGTTCCGGTCGTATTTAATGACATTTCGACTGAGGACACATATGAGGGGGACTTCTCAACTAGAAGAGCTCTTATCCATACTTTAAACTTTACCGTGAAAGGATACTTGTTTGGTCCAGTCAGAACTCAGGGTGTTATTAAAAGAGCTATTGCTACCACTAACATTGAAACGACTGATGGCTCGTCTTCAGCCATATCATCAATACTCACTGCCACACCTGGACTAACTGCTAACGGTACTCCGACATCCGACTCAACAATTACCGTACCACCAGAACAGATAAGTAGTATTGACGATTATGGATTTATCGAAGATCAGCAGTTCTTCGGTGGTGGTACTGATAGTGTCTAAAACAAAACTTGAAAGCAATCTAAACGATCTGTTTGGAATGCCTGAAGATACAGCTAGCATCTCCGAAGCTAAAGGTGAGCTAGTAGCTGTAGAAACCAGGAATGAACTAACAAATCGTGAAGGGAGAGATCATACCGGTGACATTGACACCGATTATCGATATGCTAGAGAGAATCTTTACGACATCATTGAAAATGGTTCTCATGCTCTCCATGAGCTAGTAGAGATTGCTAAGTCAAGCGAACATCCCCGAGCATTTGAAGTAGTAGCTTCACTGATGAAGACCCTTACAGATGCAAACAAAGACTTGCTTGAAGTACAGGCGAAAGTTAAAAAGCTCAAACAAGAAGATAACGCACAGTCAGGTCCCAATAACGTAACCAACGCTCTCTTCGTTGGGTCTACGACCGAACTACAGAATATGTTAAAGGATAACTTAGAAGATAAGTCTTAATCCGGCTACACCGGCTATTATCCTCGTGTTCCAAAAAAAGTCAACAGCTTATGGCTATAGAAAACTATCTTGGTAACAAAAACCTTAAAAAGGTTGGCGTTCCTGTTGAGTATACACAGGAGCAGGTGCAGGAGTATATCAAATGCTCCCGCGATCCCGTTTACTTTATTAAGAAATATGTAAAGATTGTTCACGTTGATTACGGTCTAGTAAACTTTGATCTTTGGCCTTTCCAAGAGGAGATGGTACAGAAGTTTGATGATAACCGTTTTGTTATTTGTAAACTTCCTCGACAGGTTGGTAAGACAACTACCGTAGCTGCATACATCCTATGGCAAGTACTATTTAATGAACAGTATAGTGTTGCTATCCTAGCTAACAAACTTGCTCAAGCAAGGGAAATTCTTGGTAGGATTCAAAACGCGTACGAGCACCTTCCTAAATGGTTGCAACAAGGTGTTAAGGAATGGAACAAAGGTAACATTGAGTTAGAGAATGGCTCAGAGATCCTTGCTTCAGCCACATCATCATCAGCCATCCGAGGTACATCTCAGAACTTAATCTATCTTGATGAGTTTGCGTTCGTGCCAAACAACTTACAAGAAGAATTCTTTGCTTCTGTATTTCCAACAATTTCATCTGGTACTACTACTAAAGTACTAATCACGTCTACTCCAAATGGAATGAATATGTTCTATAAGATTTGGGTAGACAGCGAAGAGGGTAACAACGATTATGTAAGACACGGTGTGCATTGGTCAGACGTACCTGGCAGAGATGAAAAGTGGAAAAAGGACACAATTAAGAATACCAGCGAAGAGCAGTTTAGACAAGAATTTGAATGTGAGTTCCTTGGAAGTACTGCGACTCTTATCGATGGCAGAAAGCTAGCACAAATACCTTTCATCCATCCAATAAAAACTCGTAATGGATTTGATATTTACGAGAAACCAAAACCCGATAGATTATATGTAATAACAGTAGACTCGGCTAGAGGTCTTGGATTAGACTACAGTGCTTTCTTAGTGTTCGATGTTACCGAAATGCCTTATAAGATTGTGGGGAAATACCGCTCGAAAGAAATCTCTCCAATGTTTTATCCAGACGTTATTGTAAACGCTGCTACAATGTATAATAATGCGTTTGTGTTGGTTGAACTAAATGATCTTGGTGAAACTGTTGCAAACATCATTCAACAGGATCTCGAATACGAAAATATACTATCTACTAGTGTAAGAGGTAGAGGTGGACAACAAGTTGGAGGAGGATTTTCACATCGTATCCAACTTGGAGTAAAGACAACTAAGACAGTAAAAAGAGTTGGATGTTCACACTTAAAAGATGTAGTTGAAAACGATAAGATTATATTGAACGACTACGACCTATTGCAAGAACTCTCAGTTTTCATAAATAAGAGAAACAGCTATGAAGCTGAAGAAGGTCACCACGATGACCTTGTTATGTGTGCCGTTTTGTTTTCGTGGTTAGTAAGACAAGACTTCTTTATCGAACTTACTGATAACGATGTCCGCAGTCGACTATATCAAGAAAATCAAAAAATGATTGAAGATGATGTTTTACCATTTGGTATAGTTAATGACGGTCACGATGTTTACCATGCGGAAGATACGGTTGGTCCTTTAGGTTATCAGTATGACGTCGAGGATGTCGTAGACTTCTAAAATTATAAATATACGAGAAACAAAAACCACGAGGAGACAAAAATGGCCTTCCAGATTTCTCCAGGAGTCAATATTAGTGAGATTGATCTCACCGCGATTGTTCCTGCAGTGCAAACGACAGCTGGCGGCTTTGCCGGTCAGTTCCGTTGGGGTCCAGTTGAGCAACGTGTTCTTATTAGCAACGAAGCTCAGCTTGTAGGTCAGTTCCAAAAGCCAAACGGAACTTACTTTCAGGATTTCTTTACAGCTGCTAACTTCTTAGCATACTCTGATACACTTCATTTGGTACGTATCAACAACACAAACCTGGTTAACGCTAATGCTAATGCTTCTATTATTCTTGTAAAGAGTGAAGAAGACTACAATGCCAACTATTCATCAGGAATTACTGGTGGTGGTGATGTCATAGCTAAGTATCCGGGTGCACTTGGTAACTCACTCAAGTATTCAATCTGCCCAAGTAACACCGCTTTTGAATCTACATTGTCTGGTACCTACACAGCAGTAAATGGTAACAACGGTGTTACATTCTCTGCAAACCAGGCTGCTGTAATTTCAGCAGGGGATTTACTTCAGGTTGGACCAGATAAAGATATTTACAAGGTATCATCTGTAGCAGGTGATGGTCTTTCTGTTGTATTAACTACTTCCTACTCTGGTAACACTGTAAATGCTGTTACTGCTCTTAAGCGTCGATGGGAGTACTATGATTTTGTAACTGCTGCTCCTGGTACTTCACCGTTTGCAACTACTCGCGGAGGTCGTAACGATCAAATGCACATTGTAGTTGTTGACGAAGATGGTGAATGGACCAATATTAAAGGTCAGGTTATTGAAGTATTTGATGCTGTTTCCAAGGCATCGGATGCTAAGAATGAAGATGGATCATCTAACTACTACAAAGAAGCACTGAACCGTCGTTCATCTTACTTGTGGTGGGCAGGTCACCCGTCTGGCGTAACTAGTGCGGGTTCTTCTGCAACCGGTACAGCATTTGGTGGTGGTAATACTCCAATTACTAACTCACTAGCTAGCGGCTCTGATGGAATTGCTGGCACATCAGGTGAATATCAGCTGGCTTACGATCTGTTTAAGAGCTCTGAGGAAGTTGATATTTCCTTGCTTCTTGGGGGATCATCTACTTCACCTACTGCAATCCACTTGATCAACAATATTGCTGAGTACAGAAAAGACTGTGTAGTTTGTATTTCACCTGAACAGGCTGATGTAGTTAACAATACTTCTTATACTTCTGCAGAGATTGATGATATTATCGAGTTTAGAAACACTCTTCCATCAACCTCATATGCAGTACTGGATAGCGGTTACAAGTATCAGTACGATAAGTACAACGATCAGTACCGTTGGGTACCATTGAACGGCGATACCGCTGGTACAATGGCTCGCACAGATCAAGTACGAGATCCATGGTACTCGCCAGCCGGTCTTACTCGAGGTCGAATTAAGAACGTAGTAAGTCTTGCATTTAACCCTAATAAGACTGAGCGAGATCAACTGTATAAGAATGGTGTCAACCCAGTAACGACATTCCCAGGCGAAGGCACAATCCTGTTTGGTGATAAGACGTTGCTTGGTCACCCAAGTGCATTTGATCGCATTAACGTACGTCGATTGTTTATCGTCCTTGAAAAGGCAATTGCAATCGCAGCTAGACAAAGCCTGTTCGAATTCAACGATGAATTTACAAGAGCACAGTTTGTCAATTTGGTTGAGCCCTTCCTGAGAGATGTACAGGGTCGACGAGGTATCACTGATTTCC